GCGGTGGTGCTGCTGTCGCCGCCGCTGGTTGTGCTTGCAGTGGCGCTGCTGCTGCCGCTGGTTGTGCCCGCAGTGGCGGTGCTGCTGCCGCTCGCCGCTTGCGCCGCGCTGCTTCCCTGGAGTTCGCCGATTTGCTTCACCATGTCGCTCAGTGAGGCAGCAATCTCCGCGCCGCTATCGAGCGTTTCATCCAGGTTGGAATCTCGTTGCCCCGATATCGCGACAAAAGCTTCGTAGAGCTTATCTTGTGTTGTGCTGGCCATGGTTGATCTCCGCGGCAAAAGCCCTTTCCAGAATCACGAACGCTTCCACTTGCCGCGCGCTCAGCTCCGCAAAATGCATCCCTCGCAGCCGGCGCCGCACAAAGAACTCCTCCACCAGCGTCTGGCTCTCAGCCGTGATATAGGGCTTCGGGCAGGTTCTGAGCGCCACATCCCTTCTCGCCCAGACCAGCGGCCCGCTGGGGTCCTCGCCCATCGCCAGCCACCCGCACCGGCGCTTTTTCTCCAGGCCGGACTTCCGGCAGACGTCGCACTTCCAACCGGCCTGGTTGGAGAATTGAAAGTGGAAGGCGACAATCAGTTTTTTCGTTCCGCCTCGGTCAGTCCCGTCTCTGCCCGCACCGCCGCCAGCGCTTCCCGGAACAGGTCCTCCGGCCCGGCTTCCGCCAGCAGTTGGGGTGTGGCATCCGCGCCGTCCAGCTCCAGCCCCGATATGGCCCGCAGTCCCCACGTCAGGAATAGCCGGTCGATCTCCGTCTGGAGCAGCGCCGCGTCCATCTTGTCGCCCGGCGCCTGGCCAGCCTCCAGAAACTCTATTTGCCGGGCCAGTTCCCGCACCCTGCGCATCAGCTCCACGCGGCGCCCGAACGAGATCTTCGCCAGCGTGAAAGTCACCCCGTGCGCGACCCGCGACTCCACCGTTTTCAGGCTTTCGTAGGTCATGGTTATGCGAACGCCACCGCGATTTCGTCGTCCACCGTGCCCTGCGCGCGCGATTGCCGGAATTTCCACTGCAAGCGGTTCTGGCCGTCATCGAACTCCGGCACCTCCGGAATCACGCTCTGCAGGTACACGCCCATGACCTGTCCCTCGGCCACGCCCAACTGAAACATGACGCTGATCGGCGATTGCTGCCGGGCGGCCTGATAGAGACCTTTGGTAGCGTCGTCGTCCTGGCTGAAGAGCTCGAAAGCCGCCGTCACGGACCGCTGGCCCGGAGAAATGCTGCGCGGCAGGCTCGATCCGAATTCCCTGGAGCGCGTGTCCAGCTGGTTCTTTAGAACGATGGATGCGCTGGTGATGGTGAGGAACTGCGACGGCGAAGATCCCAGCCACGCCTGGCCCATGTTCCCCGGCACAATCGAATAGTCGAACGCGGCCAGCGCCGGCTCCGCCGGAAAGCTCTGAAGTTGTCCGACGCTGGCGGAGGAAAAGCTGCTGCTATCGAGCACGTCCTGCGCCAGGCCGCTGAAGTGGAACTCGTGGTAATCGCCGTTCACCTGGATTTCCAGTTGGTCGACGGCCGCCCCGCACAGCAGCCTGTGCACCGCCGTCGCCGGGTCCCAGTAGTCGAATATGCTGGCGCTCGGCAGCTCCGTCGCGGGCCCGTAGGTGACCGCGGCGCCCAGCGCCGCGCCGGTCCCGGGCAGGATGGTAAACGGCGCGTTCAGTTGCACTGTGCTGGCATCCACGATCGCGGCCACGAACCGGATCTCCCCCGCGTATGAGACCGCCTGCCCCGCGCCGAGCCCGTGTGGTGCTGCGAACCCCAGCCTTCCGCCAGCCGTGCTGGATGCCGCCGTCCCGCCGGCGAACTGCAGCGGCGCGCCCCCTAATGCCGCCTGAAACAGCGGGCCATATCCCGGGTTGCCGCCCGTTTTCTGCCAGCTCGTCATGTAGGTATGCAGCTCGAAATTCGTGCGCCGTCTGCCGCCCGGCGCCTCGCCGGGAAACGTCCGGCTGCCCGTCTTGTCCTTCCGCTGCGCAGCGTCGAGTTTCTGCTGGACCGTCAGCTTCAGAGCCGGAATCCGGTTGCCGGATGTGATCGACCCTACCTGGCCGTAGCTCGTTTCCAGAGCCGTGTAGAATCGGTTTGCGTTAGAGGAAATATATGCCATACTAGCTAACACTCACTCCAATCTCGAAGGTGACTTTCGCCACCTGGATGAAATTCTTCCCGCCTTGCTTGACGGCTCCGAAAGACGCTTCGTACTCGCCGCCGTAAAACATCCCATCGCCCCAATCGCCGCGGCCCGAGGCCAGCACCTGCGTCACGGCGTCCGTGTAGAGCTGCAGGCTGTCCTGGATCCCCTCGAGCCGGTCCTGGGAATGTCGAACCTCAATGGTCATCTGCGCCGTGCCGGAGAATGTCCGAAACTTCTCCGTCAACCGGTTCGTCACCTTCTCGCAGTACACGTTCACAACCGGGTACTTCACCGTGCTGCTGCGTTCCGCCAGGTCCGCCGCCACGTTCTGCGCGCGTACCTGCGCCATGTCCAGCGGACCGGCCAGCGCCTGGTCCGCTTGCGCGAGCGCGGCTAGGCTCGAATTCACGCCGCTGGCGCCCGTGATGCGTTCGATCACTTTGGCCGTTGTTGCGCTTCCGATCTTCGCCGTCATCAGCCCCTCTGGATCACCCGTGGAACCGGCTTCAGATAACTGGGGCATTGCCCCGGTCCCGGCGGCCGCCCCGCCGCCAGGGCCGCCGGTTGCAGCCAGGTTTGCCCGATGGCGATGGGCGATCCATTTTGTAGCGCCATCGAATCGGGACCGACGCCTACATAGACGTTCCATCCCGCCGCGGTTTTTGGCGGAGCGCCTGCCGGCTGGACCAGCAGCGAGCTCCCCGTGGTCGCGATGGTTGCTGGAACGGCGCACGCCCCGTCTTCGCCCGCGGCGTTGACCCAGGCCATGGTCACGTAGTAAGTTTCGTCCGGCAGCGGAACGCCCGGCGCCGGGGCCGCCGCTGCCGTCACCGCCGGAGTTGCCGCCCGCGGCACGGGGACCGACGCCACGCCGATACCGGCCTGAACCAGCGCTTCGTAGGCCCACTTCGCCCTCGAGTGGAACTGGTCGCGCTTGCCGGCGTAGCGGTCATTCAACTGGCTGTTGAACGCGTCGCTGTAAACCATTTCCAAACTGCGAAAGGTGTGCCACAACTTCAGCGCCGGCGTTACCACCACGCTGCCGAGGTCCGGCTGGGGCGCAAGCCAGAACAACTGGTCCACGTAGCTCAGCCTGGTCAACAGCGCGTTCAGCTCCAGGGCGAGTTCGCCTTGGGCCAGCGCCAGTTTCTGGGTGACGTCGATTCCCTCGACGCTGGCCACGTCGAGAAGCTGCGAATCCTGCGCCGCCAGGTCTTCCACGCTCGAAACGGGACCGTCTATGAACAGAGCCATGGTTGTTCGCCTAGTCTTTCGAGGACTTCGAAGCGCTCTTCAGCTTGTTCAGTTCCGTGGTCGACAGCACTGTGAACTGCACTTTGGCCGCCGCCGCCTCCTGATCGGCCACTCGCTTGGCTTCCGCCTGCACCGCCTGGAACGCCGTCGCTTCCTCGGCGGTAGCCAGGCGCGCCACGCCTTCCACCAGCATCTTGGCGGCGATTCCGGGCGTCACTTCCGTCAGGACCCCCGGCTTTCCGCCGTCCGCCGTCTCATTGCTCACCACGACTGGAAACGCTTCCGTGATCTTCGATTCCATGTCGCGAATCTTCTGGTAATAGAGCCTCAGATCCATTGATTTCTCCTGAATGAAACCGGGGCGAGACACCCGCGTCCCAAGGCGCGGGGGTGCCCACCTTGGGGCCCTGCGCCGCGCGGACGCTGGTGTCTGTCCCCGAATTTCGCGGTTGCCTGCTACGTGTTGACCTGGACGCCCGAGCTGTTGCGCAGCACGCCACAGCCGTACAGCACGTCCACCGTGAATTGCTGCGCCAGCGTATTCGGCTGGTAGCTCATCACCACGCGCATCCCGAAGTTGCCCAACTCCGCGTATTCCGCGATGGCGCCGGTTCCGGGCAGCGGCTGCGGCAGCCGCCGGATCACCAGGCCGAGGGCGTCCTTGGTGAACGCCATGTTGTGGGTGGTCACCGTGGGGGTGCCCGTCTTCTGTACGAACTGCGAGCGGAAGACGAAGAAGTCTTTGATCTTCCCGATCGTGCCTTCGATGATGGCGCGAAGGCCGGCTTCTCCCGAATTCTGGAATTCGCTGAAGCGCGGAATCTGCCGCCAGGTCGAATAGGTCGCCGCGTCCACCACAATGAACTTCTGCTCTTGCGGCGGAACCTTCGCCAGGAAGAGCGCTGTCTCCGCCGCGTCGATCACGGCTTCCGTAATCGGCGTCGCTGCCGTTCCCACCGTGGTGGAGAAACCGGCGTACAGGCTCAGAAGGTCGGTCTCGATTCTCTGCGCGATGGCGGCCACCGACGGCTGCATATAAATCTTCAGCAGGTCGGGAACCGCCAGCACCTTGGTCACGTCCGGAATCTGGAAAGTCGCTTCCACGTGCGTATTGAGCACGATCTGCGCGTTTCCCAGACTGGGGGTTTGCGTCTGCACCGCGTAGCCTTCGAGAATGTTGTTCGCCAACATCGTCGGGGGAATCGGTACGTTTACTGTGTCGCCGGCATTTGCCAGCACCGGCTCGTAATCGCGATTCACCAGGTTCCCCATTACGAGGTTCCCGACCAGCACCGGCAATGCGTCCGCCGCCACCAGCTTGACAATCGCGTTTGCGACGTTAGTTGAGGTAATAGCTGCCATTCGTTCTCCTTGACTTGATTGTTGTTGCCGGCCGCCTGTGTTTGGGCCGGTTGTTACTACAGACCCCGAAGAGTCGGCGACGCCACGCGCACGATTTCCTCTCGTACCCGCTGCATCTCTTCCGCGCTCATGCCCGGGCGGATCTGTTCGATGCTCACCGTTTCTCTGCCCGTGGACGGCGCTTTGAAGGTGGCGGTCATCCCGGTTCCTCCGGCTATGCGAGCCGGCAGAAACTCCGGATTCTCATTGACGAACGCCGCCAGGTGCTCCTTCAACGGCGTTTCGCCGGCCTCGCTCCGGGCCACCAGCCGCCCGTCCTCGGTCCGCACGATCCCGTCCTGCACCGCCTTGAACGCAAGGTCGATCTTCGCCACGCCCAGCCGCTGCAGTTCGGCTCTCACCGCCGAGCTGCGCTCGGCTTCCGCGGCCATCTGGCGGCTGCGCTTGTTCTCCGCCACCAGCTCGTTCAGCCTGCGCTCCAGTTGCTCCCTGCGCTTGCGCTCCTCCTGCAGTTCCGCCTTGTAAGCCGGCTCATTCTTGGACTGCTCATTGGTCGCGAACTCCTCGATTGCCTGCCGCACGATCGCTTGAACGTCGATGCCTTCCATATGCCTCCTAAGAAACTCCCTCTTGGTACTTCATCCGATCGATCTCCTCCGCCACCTGGTTCTTGACTTCCTGCCGCGCGTCGCTCAGGTACTTGAAAGCCAGCCTCTTGAAGAGCTGCTTAGTCAACGTCTCCGAGCCGATCCCCAGATCCAGCAGTTTTTTGGCGTCGTCCAACTCCGTGCTGAGATCGTCGATGTCGAATTCGTCCAGCCCCGAGACGCCGATCGAAATCCCGTCCTGCCGCGCGGCCGCGATGGCCCACAAAACCTGCTTCATGGTATCTTTCGCGATGTCGCCGTACCCGCGCAGCACCTCCTGCGTGGTGTTGAAGTCCAACTGCTTGCTCAGCGCGGACTGCCGGCCTCCGCCGCCCGATTCTCCGGCCTGGATCGTCAGGTAGCAGACGCGGTAGATTTCGTCCTTCAACTGGTTCAGGTTGTCGGCCGCGATCTGGTAGACCTTTCCCTCCGGCTCCGTCCATCCGAACCGGTCGTCCTGCCCGAGCTGGATGTAATAGGACTCGCCTACAATTTGCTTGAACTCCCGGTCCGAATAGACCACCGGACTGGCGAACAGGCCCATGGTCAGCGCCCACGAAAGCGCGTTGGACTTGTTGAAGTGTTCCAGTTGCAGAAGCGCGGCCTTGTTCAGCAGCCACACCCCCTCGGACACCTTCATCTGGAACATGGGCACCCGCCGTAGCGAGGCCAGGCCGTGCCGCCCCTGGTCCATCAGCTCGATGGGGCTGGAATCGCCCGTCTGGCGGTACATCAAGAAGTTCTCGCGGTCGTAATAGATCCAGCGCGTCTCGCGCTCCCATTTCGCATCCGTGACCTGGGATTGTTGCAGGCAGGAGGTGCGGATCACCGCCCACTCGAGACCGCCCGACGGGTCGTAGTTCCAGTTGATGACCTCGTCGGGTCCGTAGTCCACCAGGTAGGCGCGCGACCGTCCCGAAGCGTCCTCTTCCGCCCGCGTCAGCAGGGCGGGGGATCCCTCCGGACCAGCCCGCGGAAAGTCCACCACGATGAAGCTGCTGCCGCACACCATGGTCTCGACGAATCGTTGGCGGAAGAACTCGCTGAGGCTGGTTCCCTTCAAATCGCAATCGTCCGCCAGCGTGGTGTAGAAGCTCTTGGCGGCGGTGTCGGTTCCTTCCAACAACAGGATCGGCTCACGCCGCATCAGCGTCGCCGCATACCAGTCGACGATCGACCCGATATAGTTCTCGTAGAACACGCGGCTCAGCCGTTCCTGGTAGATGTCGCCGGGCTCTTTGTGCCGGCGCACCAGGTATTCCGAAGCGTCCGCGCGCAATCGCTCGCCGCCCGCGTAGAGGTCTTTGTACTGCTTCCACATCGCCTTGCGCGCGATGTACTCGGGATGTTCCCGGTTGATGTTTTGCATGGTTATAACAATGGCTCCTGCCGCTCGCCGACAATCGGGAGCGGCCTGCATTCCTGCCAGAGCAGATACCCCAGCGCGTCGGACAGGTGCGTTCTCAGCCGGTCCCGGTCCTTGTCGATCTGGTAGGTGTCGGCCTTGAAAGCCACCTGCTCGAAATCCATGATCAGTTCCTTGCACTTGCGGTCCACCAGCAGCCCGATCTCGCCGGCGGCCGATCGCAGCTTGGCGTTCGTGAGATTGATCCGTTCCCGGACGCCCGGATTACATTTCGGCACCTTGTATCTCACCGGCATGGTGGAGTGGACTTTGAGGTACTCGCGGATCATGTCGTAGTCCGAAGCTCCGGTGGTGTGTTGCTGGTTCCCCGAAGCGTCTCCGTAGACCACGACGCCGGGCGGGTGTTTTGGGAACCGTTTCAAAAACTCCCCGCAAGCCTCACGAGTAGTGGCGTGCCGCATCACGATTTCATCCAGCACCAGCACCCTGCCGCGCTTCAATTGCAGGACTACCGAGCTCATGGGATCCACGTTAAAATCCAGCGCCCAGAGCAGCGGCAAGCCAGGATCGAGGCTCAGGTCCGCAAGATGTTCATTGCGCGTGAAAGAAGCAT